GAATCCTACCAAGAATATCAACTTACCTTTTATCGGACTAGGTTTTGGTGAAGGTAATCCTGATGAAATCCTCCCAATTTTAAGAGAAGCAGAAAAAGAACCTAACATTTACCTAGTCAGCAAGGATGAAGGTACTGTTAAACGCTACCAATCCACTTTCAGGGCAGGAGTCAGGTCTGACACATCATATAAGAATCTCAGTAAAGCAATAAAGTCAAGAGTATCTGCTTCTCCTAAACAAACAAATGCGCCAAGTGGTGATAAAGCAGTCTGGTTTCAAGGGCCATCCTCAGGAATAGCTGATCCAAAGGCTTTTAAAAGAGGCTTGACCAAGAAATATGCCGAAGCAAGGAAGAGATGGGGTAATGTCCAAGTCCTGTATCGTGATTCCGATTTCTCACAAGCAGATCGGTTGATTGGTGAATGGGCAAGTGAAGGATTTAAGAAGTATCTCCCACCTAAAAAACTCCATTCTGATTATAAAACCAATAAATTATATACTAAAAAAGTAGGTGATCAGTTGTTTCAAACAGATACAGCAGGAAGACCTATTATCAAGAGAGAAGCCATTAAAATCAATAAGATAGAAGTACCAAAGAAGGCATCAAAAGGTTTTGTAGACAAGCAACTGGATAAATGGGAGATTCCAGATGAAATAACAAAACAAAAACAGCTTGTAGATAGAGTTTCATTTGATAGAGGAGGGAAAGTAGTATATCCGGGTAAAACTACCAAAAAACACTTTGAACGTTTTGAAGAACTGATAGGTTCTCCAAAACAGGGAGGATTAGGTCTTAAAAAGGGATTTGAAGCATTTCTTGATGAACTTGAAGATATTGGCAAGGGTTCTACAAAACAGGCATTAGATAAACCACGCACACTATCAATAAAAGGCAAGAAAGTAACTAAGTTGCCAATAATAGGACAGGGACAAGGACAGGTTACTAAAGTAAAAGCTGATATTAAGTCGATGCTTGCAGGATTACAGGTTGCAGAAGATAAGGCCAAGTATTACTCTCTTGATGAAGCAACTTTAGAAAGAATCTCCAATATGAAGAAAGATGTTCCTTATCCTTTAGGAGCAGAAGAATATATAGGTTCCGAAGATTTTGATAATCCAGAGCAACAGTCTGTTGTAACATGGGATGATCCTTATACTGTTTCTAAAAAACAACCAAAAGTAAAGAAATCTGCTTTAACTGATGCAAAATTTAGGGCGGCATTAAAATCTCAAGTAAGTAAATCTGATGAATTAAAACCTGAGTTAAAAGATTGGACAGATGATGATGAAGAAGTCCTCCATCTTAGCAAAGTTAAAGAAGAGGATATGTCTCAGGAAACTAAAGAAATTAGAAAAGAAGCCTTCAAATTAGAAAAACTAGGAAATATTAAGAGAGTATCAGGGTCTAAAATGTGGGAGAAATGGATAAAATCTCCTGCATCCAGAAGAATCCTCTTGGGTGTACTTGGTGATGTTTATAAAATTGGTACCACATTAGGAGTTACTTCTAGTGATGCAAGTAAGAAAAAGGAACAAATAACTAAAGTTATAAGTAGTCCTCATAAAAAAGGAATTCTTATTAAAGCATCTACAAAAGATTACTGGAAAAGAAAACGTGAAAAACAATATATTGAAAAAGGTACAGAATTAGACGAATACAGAAAAAAGCCAGAAGTAGAAGTTCGCAAGGAAATTTCGCAAGATAGAAAAGCAAAGTTAGTTGAGAAAATCTCTGGAATAAGAATAAAAGCAGCTCGTGCATTGGCTGGTATAAAGTCTTATATAGTACAATCTAAACCCATAGTTAAACCTAAGAAAGTAAAATTACCAGAAAAGACTTATACTAAAAAACCATATGTACCGAGTAAAAAAATAAAAATTAAGACAGTAACTAAATCAATAACTAAATACCATAAACCAGTAACTAAAAAAGTTGGAATCAAAGCTATTGAAGATAAACTTACAGTAAAAGCGCAGAAGAAGAAATTATTACAAGATCCAAAATTAACATCTGCTGTGACTAAGGAACTTCAGCAGAAATTCCATGGAAAAGATAAACCTCGCTACAAGAGTACAGCAGGTAAAGGATTGAAGTTCACAAGAGGACTAGGTGCATTCACTTTATTCTCAAGTATATTCGGAGTAGCTAGGGGGAGAAAAGAAGCAAGAGAAGACTTAGGCCGGGAACCTAATGTATTAGAATCATTAAGATATACATTCATTTCTCCTAAAATACGAAAAGCAATGTATTCCAAAAGATATAAACAACCTTCAATATGACTGATAAAACTGAAAAAGCAATTGATATTGCTGAACAAATTTCTGATATTTATGAAACAAATCGTCTGCTGGAATATAAACCATATGATTATCAGAAACGTTTCCATGATGCCAAAGATATGACAGGTCGCCTTGCTAGGCAACGTCTTTTGATGGCCGCAAATAAAACTGGCAAGACATTCTGCGGTGCATCAGAAATGGCATTCCACCTGACAGGACGTTATCCTAAATGGTGGACAGGAGCAAAGTTCAACAGGCCGATAACTGCATGGGCGGCTGGCAATACAACTGCAAATACAAGAGATATTGTACAGGCAGAGTTATTGGGTGAACCCGGAGATGAAGAGGAATTTGGTAAAGGTGCAATACCAAAACAGTATATTTCAGGCTCACCTTTGAGAATGCCCGGTGTTCCAAATGCATACCAGAGTTTGAAAATTAAACATATATCCGGCAGGAACTCCAAGTTGATCTTCAAATCCTATGAACAGGGGAAGATGCAGTGGATGGGTAAATCTGTAGATGTTACATGGCTGGATGAGGAACCTCCGCAGGATATTTACTCTCAGGCACTAAGAGCCGCATTAAAAAGTGGAGGTATAGTCTTTATGACATTCACTCCTGAAAGCGGTATGACTGAAGTAGTAACGCAGTTTATAACGAAGTTGGGACAGGCACAGGCACTTTATCATGCAACATGGGATGATGCGATACACTTGAATGAGGATGTAAAGAAAGAAATATTAGCGGCACTTCCTCCGCATGAGAGAGATATGCGTTCAAAAGGAATACCAGTTCTGGGTTCTGGACTTGTATTTCCTCTCAATGAAGAAGATCTTGAAATTGAACCATTTCCATTGCCACAATATTGGCCACGTATATGTGGATTGGATTTTGGATGGGATCATCCTACTGCCGCAGTCTGGATTGCATGGGACAGAGATACAGATACAGTTTATGTTTATGACTGCTATCGTAAATCAGCAGAAACTCCTGTGGTTCATTCAGCCGCAATTAAGGGAAGAGGTGCTTGGATTCCTGTAGTGTGGCCTCATGATGGTTCACAGCATGATAAGGGGTCAGGTAAGCCTCTTGCAGAACTTTACCGTAAGCAGGGTGTAAATATGGCTCATAAGCATTTTGAAAATCCTGAAGGTGGTATATCACTTGAACCGGGAATTATGGATATGCTACAGAGGATGCAGACAGGTAGATTCAAAGTATTTAATTATTTAAGGTTGTGGTTTGAAGAACTTAGGATGTATCATAGGAAAGATGGTAAGATCGTAAAGGTACATGATGACCTCATGAGTGCCACCAGATATGCATCTCAATCTTTGCAGTTTGCTGGTCTTGATAAACCAAAGAAAAGACCAAGAAAAGCTATAAGTAGCTATAATTATTATGATAATAATGAAAGGGTCTACGCTTGATCATAAGATCATAGAAAAACATGAGGTTCATAATATCTGGAATAATGTAAAAGGTTTAATATCGCAGACAAATGATGATGTACTTAATGAAGAAGATGTATTAGAATACTTAAATTCCGGGCATTATACGTTATGGATTGCAACTGAACCTGATTCAGATAATATTCTTTTTGCAATGACAATACACTTTGCATATTATCCAAAACATAAGATGTGCAGGATTGCAACGATTGCTGGCGAGAGAATGAGCGAATGGATTGGTGATTTGTATATGCTGGAAAATTGGGCAAAAGCTCAAGGATGCGATTATATGGATATGTATGCAAGAAGAGGATGGAAAAAAATGTTGAAAGACTACAAAGAAGATTGTATCTTGTTAAGAAAGAAACTATAACTTACTAAAAAAGGTAAATATGAAAATCTATACAGAAGTAAATTATGAGTTCAAGGATGGTTTTCTTGTTGAACTATCTTCAAAGTTCTATAACTATGAAGGAGAAATAGCAGACTGCAAAAGTAGTGGTGCAGAGATTGTTTCGCATACGGCAAAGAAAACAAAAGAAGGAATAGAATATCTAGAACAAAAAACTGATGAAGGAAGTGATTTTGTTGATACACAGACTCAATCAATTAAAAAAGGTCCCGGTGGTGAATGGAAAAAAATTGCTGATAATATTTATGGAGGTGATCTAAAAAAAGGAGTTGAAAATGTCCAAGAGCAATATAGAGATACTGAAGATGATGTTAATGAGCTTATAAAAAGAGGCAAGGAATATTTAGGTGGAATTCAGAGTTTAGCAGACAAAGATGAAGATGATGATACAACTACTGACACAACTACTGACACAACTCCAGAAGAAAGAGAATCACTTTTAACACAGGGGGTGGTTGATGAAGGTGGAAGGAAAGCAAAATATGGTAGAAGAGCAATGAGTACAGGTACTCTATCTGGTAGTATCTTAGCACCATAAATATTAAAGGAGATAATATGATGCCCAAGAGGCCAAGAAAGATAGTAACTAAAGAAGAAGCAGACGCGGGGGAAGTGAGCGAAAGCGAGGAAGCATATAATGCCCTCTTTGAAGGTGCATACGACTCAACTATACTTACATCAATTCAACCTTTAAGTGACGAATCTTCGTTAACTCCTTCTGTTAATCCTGCTCAATATGATTTAGAAGAAGGTGGTGCTGGTATGATCGAACCATACAGAAAAGGAAAGCAGAGTAGACAACAAATGGTTACAACTTCAAAAAGAGCAAGTATCTTAGATCCTAATCCTTATGGATAGATAATGGAAACACAGCAAAATCCTCTTGGTAGTATTCTTGACAGGCAACATGAAAAGCTAAAGGGCAACCGCAGGAATTGGGAACGTGAGTGGCAGGAAATGGCAGAATATGTTTTGCCACACCGTGCTGATTTCACTACAACTCATTCCAGAGGTGCAGACAGGATGTATTCTGCATTTGAAGGAACCGCCATGCGACTTCTTAAACGCTTTGCTTCCAATATACATAATGTCTTTACACCAATGGGTGCAGAATGGTTCAAATTAACTACTGGATTCACTCAATTGGATAAAGAACGTAATGTTGCACTATGGCTTGAAGAAGCAACCAAAATAATAAAACATCATGTATCTCGTCCAATATCTAATTTCCAGAGTGCAGTCTTTCAGTATTACTTGGAAGCAGGTACTTTTGGAACTGGTATCATATTTGTTGAAGATGTTCCCGGCTTTGGCCCTCGGTTTCGTAATTTTCCTCTTTCGGATTGTATATTGGGTAGCGGAAGTGAAATGGAAATTGACACAGTTTATAGAAACTATAAGCAAACGTATAAAGACCTTATATCAAGATTTGATCCAAAATCCTTACCAGAAGATGTTTTAGAAAATGCACAAGGAGATAGAATGCTTGATGAACTCGATGTGGTTCATTGTGTATATCCTGCATGGACAATGGCTCAGTATCTTCCTAACTTTAAAAAAGCATTTGTATCAGTTCATTACCTGAAGGAAAGGAAACATATATTGTCAATAGGCGGTTATGATGAAATGCCTTATATTTGTGCAAGGTGGGAACGATCTGACAGGGAAATCTATGGAAGAGGACCAACTTGGGAAATAATGCCGGATATTCGGCTTATTACTGAAATTGATAAAACGTATTTAAAAGCAGTTCAGAAAGCGGTATCTCCACCTCTCTTTGTGCCGGATTCTGGACTCTTAGACCCCCTAGATACAACACCTGATGCTATTAACTACTATTCGGTCGGTCTAGGGGGCAAAGATATGATATTTGAAGTGCCAACTAATGCAAGACCTGATTATGCAGAAAGATTAAGTGCTAAAAGCACATTGGCAATCAGGGAAGGATATTTCTTGGATCTTTTGGAATTACCCGGTCCGATTGCACCAGATGGCGATGTAATGCGTTTCTCTGCAACAGAAGTTTCAGTCAGGATGAGACAGAGAATGCCTGTTCTTGGGCCAATACTTGCTAGACAGGAAGCAGAGTTTCTTGATCCCTTGATCAGACGAACAGTAAATATACTGATGCGTTCCTATTTGTTGCCTGAGATGCCTGAAGAAATGGGTAAAGACTACAGGATTGAATACATGAATCCAGTATCTATTGCAATGCGATCTGGAGAAATAAACTCAATGTCACAGATGTTTGAAATGATACTGCCTCTGGCCCAGATAGACCAGACTATACCAATGTATTTCAATACTCACCAGATACTTAAAAATACTGCTGAAGTGCTTCAAGTACCTGTTTCTAACATCAGGTCAAAAGAAGAAGTTGATGCAATGATTGCAGAACAACAAAGACAAAGAGCATTACAGGAACAAATACAACAGGCTCAAGTTGCTGGTGATGTGAATGAAAAGATGGCAAAAGCAGAATCACTTAGAGCAGAAGCCGGATGAGTTTTTTTGATCGTGAATCAAATATTCGCAGAATCTTTAAAGAATGTTTTTCAACAGAAGAAGGTCAACAGGTACTAACTAAACTTGTACAAGATCACTTTGTTTTTAAAACTACACCAACTCCTGATCCGTATTTAGCCGCATGGCAAGAAGGTCAACGCAGTGTAATACTCAAGATACTGGAGATGGTGGACACCGATCTTAGGGTGCTTCGTACACGCTACGATCAACAAGAACTTGCCAAAAGAACACGGCAGGATAACCTTAGCAATAACTAAATATGTCAGAAGAAGCAATGGCTCCTGCAGAAGAAACAGGGCAAGCTGAAAGTGGCGAATCTTCGGCTTTACAATTTAATGCATCCTCTTTGCCGGAAGGTTTAAGGGATGAACCTAGTCTCCAGACTTTTGACTCAGTAGATAAACTCGCTAAGTCCTATGTTAATGCAGTCAAAAAGATTGGAGGAAACCCCGATACTCTCATCTCCCTTCCGCAAGAAGGAGAAAGTTGGGAC